GAGCTGTCATCACAACCTTGACGGCTACGGGAGCATCCATCGCCTCGGCTAACATTGGCCCGTTGGTTGCTACTAACGTCTCGGTCACTAGCATCAACGACCAATACGGCTACATCCGTGACGTCCCGCAGTCAGGTTCTAACAAAACCTCGGCCTACACCATTTCTGCGGGCGATACAGGCCGCTTCATCGGCGTTGGCACTAGCGGCTCTATCGTCATTCCTAACGCTGTAATGGCAGCAGGCGATGTTGTGACGCTATACAACGCCACCACGGGCAACATCACGGTTGAGTGCAGCATCAGCATTGCTTACGTTGCAGGAACCAACACCGACAGAGCAAGTGTGACCCTTGCCACTCGCGGTGTTGCAACGGTATTGTTCTTGGATAGCAATAACTGCGTCATCACGGGAAGCGTGACCTAATGACCATTATGCAAATGTTGCTGGGTGCGCGTGTCGCAGCTGGCAACAAAACCATAATCCAGACATTCCTTGCTACGGGAACGTGGACTGCTCCAACCGGCGTGACCGAGGTTGAGTACCTTGTTATTGCCGCTGGTGGTGGTGGTGGGTATGGAATTGGCGGTGGCGGCGGAGCGGGTGGATTTCGTACCGGCACAGGTTTTTCTGTTACCGCTGGAACCGATTACACCATTACCGTTGGCGCTGGAGGAGCGGGAGGTACCGCCAGAAACATTAGGGGCGGCTCCGGCAATAACTCTATATTTAGCACCATCACTTCTGCTGGTGGTGGTGGGGCAGGAAGTGAATCGGATAGTCCTACGTCAAACGCTAATGGTATTGCTGGCGGCTCTGGCGGTGGCGCGGCTGGAAATGGAACTTCTCCTTCTGCAACAGGCGGCGCGGGAAATACGCCAAGCGTTAGCCCGAGCCAAGGAAACAATGGTGGAAACGAAGTATCTGGCGGATCGCCTGCAAAATACACTTCTGGTGGTGGCGGCGGCTCTGGCGGTGCAGGTGCCAATGGGTCATTAAGTCCGTTATCGGCTGGTAATGGGGGTGCGGGAACTGCATCAGCCATCTCTGGCAGTAGTACTACTTATGCTTCTGGCGGTGGTGGCGCTGGAGATAACACCCGCAGCGTTCCATCGGGGACTGCTCCTGCTGGTGGTGGTGCGCCGGGAAGTTCAACCTCGGTTCCTCCTGCTGCAACTGCCAACACAGGCGGTGGCGGTGGCGGTGGCGGATATTCCGCTCCTAACCTATATGCTGGTTCAGCAGGCGGCTCCGGCATCGTCATCCTCAAATACGAAGTCCCTGCAACCACAACGGTCTTTACCTTTAAGTCTACGCAGAAGTGGGTAGCACCTACGGGCGCTGTTAGCGTTGACTACCTCGTTGTTGCGGGCGGTGGTGGCGGCGGCGCAGGCGGCGGTGGCGGTGGCGCTGGAGGTTTTCGTGCCGGAACCGCTTTAAGCATTACCGCAGGCACCGAGTACACCATTACGGTCGGCGGCGGCGGCAATGGCGCTCCTTCAAATTCTGCATCACGCGGATCTGCTGGCTCTGATTCCGTATTTAGCACCATTACTTCAACAGGCGGCGGTGGTGGAGCGTCAAGCACATCGTCTCCTTCTGCAGGTGGTGGAAATGGTGGTTCTGGTGGCGGTGGAACGTACGCTGCCGGTACAACCGGAGCAGGTTCCGGTAACACCCCAAGCACTTCACCGTCTCAAGGCAGCAACGGCGGCACAGGCGCTGCTGGTTCGCCGTTTCGCGGCGCTGGCGGCGGCGGCGCATCTGCTGCTGGAACCAATGGCGGAGCAAGTTCCGGCAATGGTGGAAACGGTACTGCGTCTACTATCTCCGGTTCGTCTGTAACGTATGCGGGCGGCGGCGGTGGTGGCACTTATCTTTCTCCGGCTGGCACCGGAGGAACGGGCGGCGGTGGCAACGGCGGCGTTGACGATCCCAATACCGGGCGAACTGCTGGATCAGCAAATACTGGAGGCGGCGGTGGTGGCGGTGGAAACTTTCTTACCGCCGCAGCTGGCGCGGCAGGCGGCTCTGGTATTGTCATTCTCAAGGTGAACTACTAATGAAGGCTTACCAGTTAGTCGGCATTGATACAGCGGTGCATCTGTTGCGACCGGGTGCAAAGTGGGAGTTTACGGGTGGCGTTGGCTTTACCCGTTGGGACGATCCGCGTCCGTGTCCGTCTGTGGAAGAAGTGATGGAGACCATTGAGAAGATTCGGGAGTTTGAGGAAAAAATCAACACCATTCTGCTGCCCGAGCAACAGAAGGCGTTTGACGAACACATGGCGCAAATTGAAGCGCAGTTGCAATCGTGAATCTATACAGCATATTTCCGACGCCTGTTGCTCGGTTTGAGCTTGGCCGTAAATTTACCGCTGATGAGTTGGCGTTTGTGGATTCGCAGCCGACGCATAAGAACATGGGCAACACAACCAGCAACGACCGATACGTTTTGCAGCACGATACGCTTGCCAAACTGCGGGAGTTTACAGAAGTTTGCGTTGCGGAATATCTGAAGGCCATCTATGCGCCAAAGTACGATGTATCGCTGCGGCTTACCCAGTCATGGCTAAACTACACCAAGCCCGGTGAGTGGCACCACAAACACGCGCACCCCAACTCATTTGTGTCGGGGGTGTTGTACCTCAAAGCCGCTAAAGAGCGCGATAAAATTTACTTTTACAAAGACGGCTACCAGCAGATCAAACTGCCGACCGACCAATGGAACTTGCACAATAGCGAGTCGTGGTGGTTTGAGGTTGGCGCAGGCGATCTGATGCTGTTTCCGTCAAGCCTGACGCACATGGTAGAAACTGTGCAGGGCGATGACCGTGTTTCCCTTGCGTTTAACACTTTTCCGGTTGGCTACGTTGGTGAAGAAGAAAGCCTAACCGCATTGCACTTGGAGCGTTGATATGGCGCATTTTGCAGAACTAGATTCAAACAATGTTGTGTTGCGTGTGGTAATCATTGCCAATAAAGACACCGCTGACGCAGATGGTGTTGAAAAGGAATACATCGGCGCAGCGTTTTGCGAGAGTGTTCTTGGCGGCACTTGGAAACAAACGTCGTACAACGGCAATATCCGCAAAAACTACGCTGGTATTGGTTACACCTACCGCGCCGACATTGACGCTTTTGTGCCCCCACAACCGTATGCGTCGTGGGTATTGGACGAAAACGCCCAATGGCAAGCTCCAATACCGTACCCAACCGATGGTAAACGTTACGAGTGGGACGAATCCACGCAATCTTGGGTTGAAGTTCAAGGAGTTTGATGATGACGACGGTGCAAGAACTTGAAGTGACCGTGACAAGCCACATTGACGTTTGTGCGGTGCGCTATGAAGCCATTAATGCCCGCCTCAAACGCCTTGAGCAACTGGTTCTGAAGGTTGGCGGTGCCATCATCATCGTATTGCTCGGCGCACTTGGCAGCATGGCTATGTTGCTTCTTGAGGCGTTGCAGAAGTGAATATGCAGAAGATTGTGGATATGTTGTTTCCGGTGCTGCTGGCCGCTGTCGGCTGGCTGCTTGCGGAAATCGCATCGTTCAACAATCGCCTGATCGCTATTGAGTCCAAAATCCCCATCCTGATTACCGAGGACGGGGTGCCGACTGACAGCCCGTTGAGCGCCGCCCGCCGTCAGGAATTGAAAGACGACATCATGGAGGACATCCATGACCTACAGGTGCGCGTCAAACTGATGGAGGAACGCAACAAATGATGACGATGGTTAGCACGTTCCTGTCGTTCCTCGCGGGCGGCCTGCCCAAGATTCTGCAAATTTTCCAAGACCGCCAAGACAAGAAGCATGAGTTAGCCCTTGTCGCCGCGCAGAAGGAGCGCGAACTAGCCCTCGCAGAACGCGGGTTCATCGCGCAGGCACGGGTTGAGGAAATCAAACTAGAGCAGATCCAGACGCAGACGGCTGCCGAGGAGCGTCAGGCGCTGTATAGCCACGACGTTGAGATCGGCAAAGGCGCAAGCCAATGGATGATCAACCTTCGTGCCTCGGTGCGCCCGGTTGTGACCTACATCTTCGTGCTAGAACTAGTCGCCATCAACATTGCAGGCGTCTGGTATGCCTACAACACAGGTGTGCCGTTTGCCGCTGCGATGGCAGAAGTGTTTTCTGACGACGAGATGCTAATTTTGAGCAGCATCATCGCGTTTTGGTTTGGTACGCAGGCTTTCGGCAAAAAGTGAAGGTTAGCCCTGCCGCAATCCACATGATTAAGCATCATGAGGGCGTAAGGACGCGCCCTTATCGGTGTCCGGCCCTGCTATGGACGGTCGGGGTCGGCCACGTTATAGACCCTTCACACGCAGCGGTGAAATATGAGGAACGGCGCACCTTACCGATACCCGATGGCTGGGATCGCATCCTCACTATGGGAGAGGTTGACGCTATCCTTGCTCAAGACCTTGGCAGGTTTGAGCGCGGCGTGGCCCGACTTTGCCCTGCTGCTGTTAATCATCAAGGCCAGTTTGACGCACTCGTTTCATTCGCTTTCAACGTGGGCTTGGGCAATCTTCAAAGGTCTGGGCTTCGCATGAAGCACAACCGCGGTGAGTTTGAAGAAGCCGCCGCAGAGTTCATGAAATGGTCAAAAGCCGGTGGTAAGGTATTGAAAGGACTTGTAAATCGTAGGCGAGATGAGCAAAGATTGTATTTGAGGGGTTGATATGCCAAAGAAAATCCCCGTTGTGCAGATGAACGAGGGGTCATGGTATCGGGTTAAGGGCTACACCTATACCGAGTGCTGCGACTGTGCGCTAACGCATAAAGAAGAGTACAGACTTGTAGACGGACACTTGGAGTGGAGAGCCGAGTTAGCCCCAGAAGTTACCGCTAGACGCCGAGAGGAACTCGGCATTACGGTTAAGAGGAAAGCTAAACGTGACCGTAAAGAAGGCGACTGACGAACAGATACTGCAAGCCTTACAAGATTCAAAAGGCGTTAGGTCGGTAGCAGCGCAAAAGCTCGGGATTAACATCAGAACCTTGCTGAGTCGCATACAGGATATGCAAGGCAAGGGCATTAGCGTCCCCGGTTCTACCTACCAACACACCCCAAACGTGGTTAGAGACGAGTTTGAGTTCACCCCGCTGCCTGATGATGACGTTCCCATTGAGGAGCTAATTGAGCAGCGCAAGCGCAAGTTTTTGCATAAGCGCGAACACGAAGAAGCCTCCAAACTCATCCCCATACGCATCAAGATTGCAGGCCCGATTGGACTGCTGCACTTCGGTGATCCGCACGTTGACGACGACGGATGCGACATTGAAGCCATTGAGCGCCATACCGCCCTTGTAAACGCCACGAAGGGGCTTTTTGCCTGCAACGTAGGCGACACCACCAACAACTGGGTAGGTCGTTTGGCAAGGCTTTACGGCGATCAGGCAACCTCTGCGGCGCAGGCATGGCGGTTGGCCGAATGGTTCGTAAACCGTTGCCGGTGGCTCTACATGATTGCCGGTAACCATGATTTGTGGTCAGGCGCGGGTGATCCGCTTAAATGGATCGCCAAGCAGCACAACTCGCTGTACCGAGGTTCAGAGGCTCGCATTGCGCTGCGGTTCCCAAACGGCGCAGAGGTTAGGGTCAACGCCCGCCACGACCACAGCGGCTCGTCCATTTGGAATCCCGCCCACGGCCCCATGAAAGCCGCCCTGATGGGTACACGCGACCACCTGTATGTCGCAGGGCATAAACACGAAAGCGCCTATAGCGTCCTAAAAGATGCAATATCTGGCATAACCATGCACACGATGAAGGTGGCCAGTTATAAGATTTATGATCGCTATGCAAAAGAGCGTGGCTTTCGTGACAACTGTTTGTCGCCGTGTGCGCTGACCACGATCAACCCTGACTTGCCGAACGATCACCCTGACTTGATCAAGGTGTGGTGGGAACCCGAAGAGGGCGCGGAATATCTGACATGGCTACGCAGCCGAGTTGGGTAGTCCCTAACGGCTGTCAGGACTGCGTGTTTTTCTGCCCTGCCAACGGCCAAGGATATTTCTGCTCGCACGAACACCAATACCTCGGCGGCGTGTGCATCTGCATGGGCAAATACTACCTACGCACCGCACCGTTCCGCTGGCCGCCGAAAGTGGCTGAAGGGGCTGGGATTGAACCAACATTCACGGAGTCAAAGTCCGTTGTCCTACCGTTAGACGACCCTTCAGCGGTTTAACAAAAAATCAATCTCATTCCGCAGCGTCTTGATTTCCAATTCTAGCAGCGTGGCTTCATCGTATAACCCCAAACGCCGCATGGCTAAAAACGCATTAGCAAGCCTGTCGCCCTGCGCTTGACCGTATCCCCACGGGATACGCTCCATTTCTTCTTTCCACGCCCCCGGCGGGCTTATATCGTCTTTCACCATATATCGCGCCCTCCACGCGCACATCGCCAGTTAGGGGTTGGCACAGAGCGCCATTCGCGGTCACGGTTACCC